GTCACCATGCACCACCACGCCATTTATCCCTCTTATAGACATATTAAAGAGTAAAAACGGTAATGCTCTATCAGATAACTCCTCTACTTGATACCAATAATCGCTTGGTTTGTATGTAAAAGGATTTGATGATATCCTATGTCTTTGCCATGCTTGTATGAGGATTCCTCCTGTGCCTACTGCGCTCTCATGGTATGTGTGCCCGCTTACCAATCCAGTCAGTAACTTAGATACACTTAGCGGAGTAAAATCTTGCTTTTTATTTTTACGATCGGCATGCTCATCCTCAAAATATCGCATAAACCAGTCATAAGATAGATCTGTCTCAATATCCAAAAACTGTCTAAATATATCCTCACGACTATCTTTATCAAAGAGTATGTCCATAAGTCGTTTGGGTGCTTTATAAACTTCGTCGATGCCTAGTATGCGATGTATCTCATCGATCTTAATCATGTCACCCCCCATTACCTGTCAACTCAGCAAACTTTACAAATGTCATCCAGTGAGTTGTCCCACGTTGCTGACCAAAAAGTGGTTTAAATGGAATTGCTGATAAAACTTCTTTTACATTTATCTGGCAATCAGACCATTTAAAAACTAAAGTTCCACCTACTTTTAGAACTCTCATGCATTCTTCAAATCCTTTTGAAATATCTTCTTTCCAATTGTCTTTATCAAGCTGGCCATACTGGGCTTTCATGATTGACTTTTGGCCAGCCGATAATAAATGTGGTGGGTCGAAGACAACTAGGTTAAATGTTTCGTCATCAAATGGCATATCTCTAAAATCTGCTACTATATCTGGCCTAACATTAATATGTTTCCCGTGGATTTCAAACTGTTCTTCACGCCGGTCGATATATGTTGTGTGCGGCTCATCTTTTTGAAACCAAAACATTCTGCTCCCGCAACATGCATCTAATATCCTTATATCCGACATCCTCACCCCCCATTACCCGTCAACTCAGCTATCCACTTAGTCTGTCTCTGATTTTGCTCACTAGCACGTTTAAGCTGCTTTTGTGTTCTGCTTAGCTGTGTACGTAGTCCTGCGATTTGTGGTTTGTAGTGGCTTTGTAGTGCGATGCTAAAAACAGACACGAGACACAGCACAGCTATTAGTGCAGCGATAATGATGCTTTTCTTTTTGATTGCTTTGTCTTTTGTTACTAACTCATAAAGCAAGCAATCAATCATCTGTTGTTCAGTCATTCTTCCACCTCTGCCAAAATATAAGTCAAAGCTTTTTCGCAAAGAGAATTTTTTATGACTTGATAACCAACAACTGTCACTTTTGCGTACTTGTTTTTTTCGATAAAATCGTTTAGGTGGTCTGTTGCACTTTTCCATTCGTCATAAAATTCAATATATTTTTTCATCCTTCTAACCTTTCTAGTAATTCTGGATTTTCGTAGCTATTCCCAATGACTATATTTTCTTCTATTTCAGTCCACAAATTAACCGCATCTTTACCTGTGTCGATAACCCAGCTCCCCTCTAACAGTTTGACAATACCTTTATAGTCTTTCTCGTATTCATAGCAACCACCGATTTCATCAGCCCTTATTTTGAACCTCGTTGTCATTACAATATCTCCCTCAAAGGTTTCTTCTCCATTTTCGTCAAACAGTCCTGTTGATTGCATGAGGATATAATCGTCAAGGCTATCTTCTACAAAATGGATTGTCTCCATATGTCCGTGGCGAAACTCATCATCTGCTAAGCTGCATCTGTATATTTTGCGCTCAAATGCTCGAAATCCATCAACGCCATACATTTTTTTGGTCTTTTTATTAAATGCTCTATACTTTGGTATCATTCCACTTCCACGCTTTCTAACATCCAATAGCTGATATTGTTATTTCGCTTATGTCTGTACGTTCAACATCAATTAGAGAAATTTTGACATTCATGAAATCAGGAAATTCTTGTAATTTAGCAATCAGTTCTTTTACTGTCATGTTTCCACCTGTTCTAGCATCCATTAGCCTCGTTTATCAAGGTTAACAAGTAATAGCAATCCTTAGCACCATAATCAATTCTGATAGTTTCGCCACTCATACTCTTTACATATCGTGGATTTATGATTGCGGAGTTAGCTCTAACATGCGCCTTGATGGCATTAACTGCGTCTTGAACATTGTCAAAGTTGCCAAGGTTAACTGGATAAAACCCATTAACAATATGTTGTAGTTTAAACATCAATATCTCCTATCCTCCGTCTCTTGCGGATAGACAAAGCTATTCCCAGTCACACCCTCAAGAATACGACTAGACAGAGCACCGTTGCCAAAGTCATCCGCATAGAGTTGTTTGATGTCCTTGCTTGTCAGATTTGTGTTGATGATGGTGTTGCTCCGATTGTCCAAGATTTCGTACAGTACTTGATGCCGCCATTCGTTCTTAGCTTTATTGCCGTCTTTTCTACTCTCCTTGCCAAGATCGTCCAGAAAAAGATAATCCACCCTCGTCAGCAAGTCCACCATCTTAGCCTTTGAAAAGCCGTTGTCCACCGTGAAGCTCTCTTCGATTTTGTTGAAAAGGCTCACCACCGACACAAAAAGAACGCTCTTTGGATTATCGTAGGCTTTGAATTGCTCATTCAGCCATTTGGCAAAACCATAGGTCAGATGGCTCTTACCGACACCAGATGGACCAGTCACAATGGCATTGCCAGTTTTATCCTGTCTGTAAAATTGCTCCATCCGCTTGACAAAGTTAATGGCCTTTTGATCAATCTCAGACTTAATCTCATAGTTATCCAGACTCTTAGCCCTCAGCTTATCGCTGATCAAGCTATCACGATTAAAGACCGCATAAGTATCAGCCAGCTTGCTATTGACCTCAGACTCAGCATTGAGCTTTTTCTCAAAAATACCAATCGCTGCCTTGGTACACTCTGGACACTGCTTGAGCTGTTCCAGTTTACCTTTGATGGGTACCAGTGTCATCCATAGCTGACAGCCATGCACTTCACAAAGCTCACCCAACACTTCCTTTGTTTGAAATTTCATCAGAATCCCAACCTTTCATCTACTGCACTAGCTAACAACTGTGACCGTTTTGGCATTGTTGTATTCAGATAGTTGTCCATCTTGTTCCCGAATAGGGTCTGAGGCTGTAGATATTGCTCATACTCTGTTCCAATCCATCTAGCAGACATGACATCCACCACCTTCTTGAAATCTTCCAACGTATAACCTTCTTTGAGACGTGCCTTAATGAATTTATGGTGACTAGCAGTATCAACCTTGAAATTCTTATTAGCATTCAAATTTAGATAAGAGATAACTTCCTTACAAATCAACAATTTATTATTGTTATTCTCAGTCTTGTTTATATTAGTCTTGTTTGTCTGTAAAATTTCCAGTTCCGATACTGTATTTTTTACAGTTCCATGCTGTAAAATTTCCAGTTCCGATACTGTACTATTTACAGTTCCATCAACAGCACTGATATATATTCGATTTGGTAAGTTGTTTCCTTGCCTTACCTCTTCCAATAAACCAACGTCTTTCAGCTCTTTTTTGAACTTAATAATTGTCTTCTCACTACTGTTTAAGTCAACCATTAGCTGTTCATTTGTATAGTATTGAAAGACATTCCCTTCTTTGTCATGCCAACCATTTTTGATTGACAACTCCAAACGGCCAAACAATAGCATATACATCAGCTTGGCATTGTTGCTCAACGTTTTATATTTTCCATCATAGATGAATGGCTTTGGAAATTTAAAGAAGGCCAGAAATCCTGTGACTTCACTCTTTTTAATCATTTTTTTCCTCCCGTACACTAGAAAATTTTGTGTACTCTTTATGAAAATACAGGTTAACAGTGCCAAGACTGCCATGCCTATTTTTCTTGATAATCAACTCAGTCAGATTACTTTCTGGCTGATCGTCAGATTTGTCAGTATAGTAATCATCACGATATAAAAAGGCGACAATATCAGCATCTTGCTCAATGCTTCCTGACTCCCTTAAATCTGACATGATAGGTCTCTTGTCCTGCCTTTGCTCAACGCTACGTGACAGTTGACTAAGAGCAATGACAGGCACTTTTAATTCTTTGGCGAGAATTTTAAGCTGTCTTGAAATCTCTGACACCTCTTGTTGCCGGTTGTCAGAACGTGACCCTTGAATGAGTTGAAGATAGTCAATGACTATCAATCCAAGCCCATCAGTCTCTTGTGACAGCCTTCTGGCTCTTGCTCTAATATCAGTAATTTTGACGCCAGCCGTGTCATCTATGAAAATAGGTGCTTCAGCAAGCTCTCCTTGCACATAGATGAGCCTTTGCCATTCCTCAACAGTTAACTGACCAGTCCTGATGTGATGACTCTCAATAGTTCCCTCGTTAGCAAGCATACGCTCAACTAAACTTTCTGCACCCATCTCAAGCGAGAAAACCGCTACAGCTTTGTTAGACTTAGTTGCCACATTTTGAGCGATATTAAGAGCAAATGCCGTCTTACCCATGGCAGGTCTGGCTGCTAAGATAATTAATTGATCTTCATGTAATCCTGTTGTTAACTTATCAAAGTCATAGAAGCCTGTGGCAATACCTGTAATCTGAGTATTATTGTTTGATCGCTCTTCAATTTTTTGATAGTTTTCTGCTAGTACGTCATGGATAGGTCTAAAACTACTCTTATTACTAGATTGACTAACCTCAATTAACGACCGCTCAGTTTTTGCGATAATCTCGTCAATGTCCATGTTCTCGTCATAGGCATTGCCAATAGAATCAGAAAGATTGTCAATGATAGATCTAAGTTGTGCTTTTTTAGCCACAATCTTTGCATAATGTTCAGCGTGTGCGCTTGTTGGTACTGCATTGACTACCTCCAGTAGATAGGTTATTCCGCCAATAGTAGCAAGATTGTCTTGACTTTCTAGCACTGATTTAACTGTGACGACATCAATAGGCTCAGCATTGCCAGAAATACTTAGCATGGCCTTAAATAATATTCTGTGTGCTGGTTTATAGAAATCATCTGGTTTCAGATACTCAGCCACCTCAATGATTTTTTCAGGATTGATAAAGATAGACCCTAAGACCGCCTGCTCTGACACAGGATCATGAGGCAACATTTTAAAATCTTCCATAGCTGCTTCCCTCATGATGTTCAATCTGCATTACTCTTCCGTACCGCTCAGCGACAATATCATCTCTGGATTTTGTTACTGACTTCGGTTGTTCTTCGTTGTCATCTCTACATAAAAATGCTATTAAAAATAGAATTACTAAAAAGATAACTGCACTTAGTGGATTTTCTGTCATACTCATATCCTTTTCTTTTTGCGATAACGTTCAAGCTCATTTTTCCATTCAATAGAGCCACGATAATCAAGATATACTTTAAATACCTTGGCATCTACCAATCGTCCAAATTTGTTATAATCAAATTTTGCTATTCAAGGCACGCTTTACAATTTCATCTTGAATAGCTTTTTTGATTGCATTTCCCAAAACAGATAAATCGGAAAACTCTTGAATGAGATTCATTGCTTCTGAGAAATCTTTGGATTCTTTAATCGCTAAATCAGCGTAGTAATTAGTAAGTCGTTTTGGTTCGTTAATTAGTTCTTTCATGTTCCTACCTTTTTATATCTGTTAACTTAATCTCAATACCATTAGAGCCCTAATAATGTCGTCAGACCTTGTCCAGAAGTCTTTGAAGTTATTTATAATTGTTCCGAGAGCCATTTTTTTATAGCTCTTTTTGACCATCTTTTTGCTGGTAGTTCTTTTGGAAAATCTTGCATATATCGGTACTGGTTTCTAAAAGTTGTTTCACCGATTCCTAAAAAATTACTTGTTGTGGAAATATCCATTAGCTCTGGATAGTTATCGTTCTCACTTTCTATTTCGATTAGCTTGTTAAGCGTATCTTTGATTATTGATTTTATCCAATCGGACAAACTTAATAAAATTTTGTCCATAGCTATCTCCTTTGTGATATAATCTAGTTGTTCATTTTTGTTAAGCGCATGTTCCCGCATGTGCTTCTTTCTTTCACACCAAATATAATTGACTTGATCGATTAAGATCAGCAATTTTCATCTTTGTATTAGTGCTTGGCTCCCAAGTCATCCAGTAAGATAATGCTGCATCTTCAAATTTCTTTGGTAACATGTCATATCCACTAACGTTAAAGTGAGCTTTAAAGTCCATCTCTGCTTCACGAAATACCGATTGAGCAAATACTTTATCACCATAAGCGGGACTATCTATGCCACCAAGCCACATCACTACACGACTTTTACGCTTTTTAAGTAGAGCTTGGGCAAAGCTGGGATGAATAGGTTGTTCATTTTTTAGGTAGTCCACATCCTGAGCTAGTTCCTGCTGTTGCTGTTTGAGTTTCTTCTGCCCTTGGAATAAAGCAATAAAAGCTTCATCAGATAAGTTTTCTGGGACATAAGCTCCTTGCTTACGGATTTGTGGTAAGACTTCTGATGTCACCCAGCGCTTGAATTCTTTTGCCTGTTGCAACTTGCTTGATAAAATGAGTGAGTAAAGACCAGATTCATTGATAATAATCATTTCACGATTCTGACCTGACTGAACGATTTGTTCTGTCAGCTTATCATCAAAATCAACATGATCACGTATAGCTTTTTGCGGATTTTGATACCCCAAAACATCAGCCACATCTTTACCAACAAAGTAAGGTTCGTTGTTAATAGTTAAAGTACGGACTTTCTGTCCGTTAAAGTTAAAAATTTCGTTCATAAAATTCCTTTCTTTTGATATAATAAATTTATAAAATTGTAATGAGGACACATGAAAATAATCTATCTACTACTTGTAATATTTGTCATACTGTACGTTACTCAAATTTTCCAAGAATTAAAAAAAATTAAAATTACACATGATTTAATTGATAGCTTCAACCAAGCATTTAAAACTAAAGATATAAATAAAATAAGGCGCATTCTTATTCCGCAAATGCCAAAATTAAAATACCTAAACCCCGATTATCCAATAGATGCACTAAGCTATGATAAGAGTGATTATGAATTCAATGAAGCTGTGAAAATTATCTATTCTCAACTATTCACAATACAAGACTATCTCCTATTCTATAAATGGCAGATCATAAATCCAATAACACCATTAAAAGATATCTTTCTAATTCCTAGCAAAATACTTAGTTTCCTAGGAATTAACCTTAATCGTCTTTTTGCGACAATTGTGAGTTTACTCGCTTGGATAATAATTAATTATGATAAATTAAAATCAGTGATAGGTGCATTAAAGCCTATCATTCAGAAATTTTTCTAGTAAAATTAGCAATGTTATCATTTCAATTAGGATCCAACATGCTAATCCCAGATTAAAAATATAATAATTAAGAGCGAAAAAGATAATTGATACCACGGAGAGTATCATCAATATTTGTTTCATAAAATTCCTTTCCTTATTTTTCCAAGAATTAGGATTGTCTCCCAAACATCAAGTCCCTCAAGACTATCAATCATCAGTTGACTTAACTGGTGATTTTTCTTTTGCCAATTTGAGATAATTTTAGCTGTCATTTCAAATCTCCACTATCGTAAAAGTTTAGAGTCGTTAATAACTTCTACTTTTCAAGACATGTAGAACTCCTCTCTATTTTTCTTCAAACAATTCCCATGGTTCACGAATTCCAAGCTTGTCTGAGATATGTTTTTTAAATTCATCACTCCCGTGTCCTTCGTTTAGTAAACGTGAAATCATCGTTGCACTAACACCTGCCACTTGAGCTAAATCAGAACGATTCCAGCCTTTTTGACTCATTTTTTCTTTGACTAGATCAATCCATATTTGATGTTGTTGGCTCATATTTTCCCTTTCTATACTAGTACTGCAAATTATTTCATTCTCCTAATACAATCTTGTGTTGAGACTTTTCATTGTCAATATAGGCACTTGCCATTTTTCTAACTCGACTAGCTACCATTTCGCAAATAGTAGCCGTCTCTGCTGGAAGATCTGGATACTTATTAAAATGAAACGTACGAGTTTCCAATTCGGACAAATTATCACACTCCTTCAAGAGCTCTACAAATGCAGAATCAGCAATGGTATCAATAAGCTTGACTGTTGCTTCAATATCAGATAAAAAACTTTTTGCTAATTTTTCCATTGGCATATTTTCCCCCTTCTTTATAAAATTGGTTAAAAAGTTAGTAAAATGATTGACAAATAATAATCAATAGATTAAAATGAATGCATAAAGAAAACACTTGATAAAAACAAAGTCAAATCAATATTGTTGCTCGCCAAAGCTATTATTTTTTTGAGTAAGTTTTAACTCGTTGTTTTACTAACACTTTAACTTACAAGATATATTGTAATCTATTGATTAAACAAAGTCAACTATTTTAATCAATTTATTTCAATGTTTTTTGTCAATCTCTCTAGAAAGGTTGATATATCAATGTTCCCAACATTTGAAAAGATAAAGGAATTAGCAGATAGACAAGGTATTTCCATCAATAAATTGGAGGAAAATTTAGGGTATAGTAGAAATACAATATACAATTTAAAAACCAAAAAACCAAACGCTGAACGAATCGCTGAGATTGCCGATTATTTTAATGTCAGTACAGATTACCTTCTTGGTAGAACGGATAATCCTAAAATCGCTAATTCCACTATTAGTAAAGAAAAAATAGACTTTAAAAAAATAGCTGCTGAATCTATGTCTTATGATGGAAAATCTTTAACAGATGATGATATTGACTTAATCGCAGCAGTATTAGAGCAAAGATTCAAGAATAGAGATTAGTATATGAGTGTATCAACAAAACAATTGGTTCAGACGTACGGTTATGAACTAGTATTTTATGATGATCGTGGAGCAGATAAAAAAGCATTTGCTAACCATGAATGTAAAGTTATTGGTATCGGTTCTTATCTTGAAGAAAAAGAAAAGAAAAAAGCTATATACCATGAACTTGGGCACCGAGACCATACTTTGACGCAGTATGAACTTAATAGGGAACTGTGTGAATTGCAAGCTGATAGATGTATGATACATCATCTCTTGAAGGAAGAGCTATCTCATTGGGATAATATAGAAGATTTTAATTATGTCCATTTTATGGAAAAGTACGAACTGACCTCGCTTGCTGACGAGTCTATGGTTATTGAAGAATTTTATAATTTAGCCAAAATAATTTAAAGGAGGTCTGATGGATAAGTTCCAAAAAAGCAATCTTGAAAAGTTGAATTTATCAACAGAAAAGATGAAGCAATTAACAGTTGAAAACCCAAACCACTTCAAGACCTCCCGACTTGGTCAAAGCATGACCAACTATAGTAACCAGTTGGAACGTGAAATCCGAGGCAAACGCCGAAGAAATCGGACATTTCACTATGGAACGGTTGTCTATGTAGATTTTGGTATTAACTTTGGATCAGAATTTTCTGCCCCTCACTATGCCATCACGCTGGAAAAATCGGATAGTAAAAACAAAAATACAATAACCGTTATTCCACTAACCTCAAAACCAGGGCGTAACAATCTTAAGCTTGAATTTAATTTAGCTCAGGGACTCGGGCTTCTGACACATCAGCTAATTCAGAGTGCTCAACAGAAAGTCGAAGAAGAAATAAAGACTAAGTACAACAATAAAGAACTTCGGGAGGTTTTTGAAGATTTGGAAACTCAAGGAAAAGATGACGAAATAGAACGTATAGATGCACTTCTTGTCAAGTTAGAAGATAGTGTTGATCAAGCTTTTACAAGGCTTAAAAAATACCGTTCCGATTTGGATAAGACCACATATGCGAAGATTGATGCCATCACAACAATAGATAAAATCAAAATCTTCAAACAAATAGGCCCACTTGATGCTCTAGGTATTGCTCAATTACTTGAGCCACAAATGAAGATAATAAGTGATGAAATTAAATCAAGATACCTCATTTGACAGAGTGTAAATTCTTTGATAAAATATAGTTACTAACCTAGGAGAAATCCTAGTGCAAATGATTGTTGGCACAAGCTGCCACACCTAAGCGGTAACTATTTCTGGTTATCGCTTTTATTATTTTATAAATTATAAAAAAAGCCCCACGCTCAATTTTGGCGAGGAGAGCGTGAGGCAATATGCAATCAATAAGAAGTAAGCTTTAAATAGCTTGTTTTCTTATACCTTAAATTATATCACATAAAGGGGGTGATGCCAAGATTCTCTGAAGTTAAGACCTTGTCCAGAAGCCAAAACTAAGGAGAATAACATGAAATATAACAAAACAAAATACCCAAATATTTTTTGGTACGAAACGCTAAAAGGTAAACGCTACTATATCCGCCGCAGTTACTTTTTCCAAGGTAAGAAAAAAGAAATTACCAAAAGCGGACTTAAAACTATTCCTGAAGCCCGTGCTGCCTTAACAGAAATTGAAAAACAGATTAATGAAAAAAGTATTGGTATCAATATGAATATTACTGTTTCGGGTTATTGGGAGATTTTCCACGAGAAACGTGTAGCCACTAAGAGGTGGACACCAAACACTGAAGAGACTTATAAAAGTCTAATGAAAAATAATATACTTAAAGAGTACGGATCAGTTAAATTACGGAATCTTAATCGTAACGACTATGAGGTTTACATAGCTAATATGCTGATGACAAAACCTCGAGAATCCGTTAAGTGTATCAATAATTGTTTCATGGCAATGCTCAATGATGCTGTGCTTAATGGTAATATTCCAGCTAATCGACTCAAAGGTATTTACGTTGGAGAAAGTACCATTCCTCCCAAAAATAAAAAAGTTACCATGGAACAATTTCAAGAATGGTTTATAAAAGCTGAGCAGATGATGGATAAAATCTTTTTCTCACTAACTTATTTAACCATCTTTGGTCTTCGTAGAGGGGAGATATTTGGAATACGTCAGATGGATATACGTTTTCATCATGATGGTCGTGCTATCCTCAAACTACATGATAGTCGCAGTAATCACACTAAAAATGGACGACATGGACTTAAAACAAAAGAGTCAGAAAGATATGTCATGTTAGATCTTAAAGGTACAGAATTGCTATTGTTTCTGAGAGACAATGCTACTGCTATCAAAAAACGACTTTCCATCATCAAAGACAAAGAATGGGATTATATAAGCATTAAGGAAGACGGTAATCTCATTAATCCAAACAAACTCAATGATGAATTTGAGAAAGTTAATGAGAGTGTTGGTTTTCGTGTCACCCCTCACATGATGCGACACTTTTTTACCACTCAAAGCATAATTGCTGGGGTTCCCATGGAAGCTCTCAGTAAAGCACTGGGCCACACAAAAATGTATATGACTGATAAATATAATCAGGTACACGATGAACTATCTGTTCAAGTTACAGACACATTTTCAGCTTTTTTAGACAATAATATTTCCCGACTGAATTCCCCGACAGAAGGCAAAAAAGCACGGTAAAATACGCAGAAAATATTTTGGAAACAAAAAAATACACGCCGTAGAAGCGCATATTTACACACAAATCATTATATCATAAATAAAAGATTTTCATAGCTCTAAAACCTCG